TTTTTTTTTTCAAGCAGAAGACGGCATACGAGATCTAGTACGGTCTCGTGGGCTCGGAGATGTGTATAAGAGACAGGAACAGCGGTGGCGGGGGTACCTTACACACAGACCAAGCACCCCAAAAGCTAGAGCGAAGGCCGACTAAGGTTTCTCTTCGTAGGTTTAGGCCGCTAAGGGCAGCTAGAACATGCGGAAGGGTCGTGTGTCAAGCAGAGAAGTTAAGTATAGGGGACCCTTTAGAATTTTAGCCGCAATCGTATGTGTCCTCGCGTGCCTACCATTTGGTAGTGATGTGTTTTTGACAAGGTTTGTACTACCTTACCCACATCTGCGTTCATCCTTGCGGGTGAGTTTAGAGGTTTTTGCGGTATAGGGGTCCCTTGAGGAATAAGTCCGCTTCGACGGGGTCTAGTCCCACTGTGGCTGCGAGTCCTGTGACATAGCCGCCCCAGGGTTGGTCGAGTGGTTGTGGGAAGGAGATGAGGGCTCGTTGGAGGAGGATACGTTTGAAGGTGCGCTCGCTCATAGCCATGGGCTTATTGATCGTTCCCCATCCCTTCTTCTGCTTCCGGAAGACGACGGGGTGTCCATGCTGCGCTTTGAGTTCGCTCATGGCTTTCTCCCTTTGCTGCCGCTTCTTCGCCAGGCTTCCATTTTGGCTCCTAGCTGGTAGGGGTCGTCTGATGCGAGTCCCTGCTCCTTGGCCAGATGGTCGAGGGTGCCGGGGATATAGCCTCCTTGGTCTTTAGCCAACGGCATCATCGGGTGTTTTTGTTTCTTTTGGAGTCCCAGGATACTTCTGAGGATGCTCCAGGTTTCTTCTAGGATTGATTCATCGGTCATGTTGGATTACTTTCAGCCTTATGGATGCGAATGTTCGTCGAAGAGCGAGACGCGAGTCATTGACGATAGGTAGAGAGGACGTGATTTCCTCACCGGAGCACCACCAGGTAGTGGGTCCATCGTTGACTCGGCAGCCGCACATTGACGCCATGCTGCATGACATGGCCATCATATCACAGAGTTGTTTGGAGAGAATCCGCAACAAGGTGATGGACGGTCAATTCCTAGATCGCGACGAACTGAGGGAATTCAAGGACATATGCGAAACAGTATTGAGACAGACGAGGGTGGAGATGGAAGTGGAGCAACACGTCTCCCAACGTACATCAGCGATGAGCGGGGATCAGATCGAGACAGCGATTCTGGAAGCCTTGAACAAGGAAGGAATCGATACCGAAGTAGCCCGAATCGTTCTAAAGGCACTAGGGATCCAGACCTCCTAATCCCAATCCCCAATATCGGCGTCCGAACAGGGAACGAAAAGGACATCCCGTTCCTCTTCTCCCGTATCCTCCACGAAATGCACGCCCTCCCACAATTCAAAGTGATGCCGTCCAGACTCTACTTCACCTACGCACACCGAATCTGGGAACATCACCTCACTCGCTGCGTCGTCCGAGTCGCATACCCCAATCCCTATGAACAAGACGGCAAAGTCGTCTCCGGAGATACCCGCCAAATCCTGGGCTTCATCGTCGCAGAACCCAGTAACATCGGCCTCGTCATCCATTACCTCTATACCCGGCTCGATTGGTCTACCCGCAAAAAACGCTGGGTCTCCTGGCGTCGTCAGGGAATCGCCAAAAAGCTCGTCGAAGGGATGATGAAAGACTACGGAATGGATGAAGTCGTCTATACCCTTATGGGTAGTACCGTAGACAAGTTCCCAGAACTCGGAGACAAGGTCTATGATACATGGAGTAAAGTACTGAGCTACAATCATGCTCTGTTCTGGACGCTTTTGCCCGATAAGTGGGAGCGGGGCATCGAAGCCACCATCAATCCCGAGATGCGAGGAGCCCTCCAGGAAACACGTCACTTAATCCTTCCGGATGGAACCTGATGCCCAACGAAATCGAACGGGTCGTTCTCGAAGCTGCCAAGCGTAAGGAACGCGAGATTCGATGGAAGCCGGAGACCTGGTTCCACCCCAAACAGCTCGTTGTCTACAATGACCCCTCCCGCTATCGCTGTATGCGAGTCGGCCGACGTGGCGGCAAATCCTGGTTCTGGGCAGGATGCCTGGTCGATGAAGGCTACAAACACCCGAAAAGTACCCCGCTCTTCGTCACCATGAGTCGTCAGGATGCCCGAGACATCATCTGGCCCGCACTCGACGCCCTGAACGAGACCTTCCAGCTCGGATTGGAGTTCAACCGCTCAAGTGGGGATGTCACCATGCCCAACGGGAGCCGCATCATGCTCCGTGGCGCTGGGACCATGCGCGAAATCAACAAGTTACGAGGGAAGAAGTACCCCTGCGCCATCGTCGATGAGGCCCAGGCCTTTGGAACCGACCTCGATTACCTTCTCGACCAGGTCGTAGAGCCTGCGGTGGCTGACTATCATGGTTGGATCGGAGTCTCCGGTACTCCCGCCGTCGCGCCCGCAGGGCCATTCTATGAGATTGACCAGGGGGATAGCGCAGAGGCCTGGTCTCACCACTACTGGACCTTCCTTGATAACCCTCACATGCCCAATCCAGAGGAGTTCATCGCCAAAGTGATGAAGCGACGAGGGTGGGACGAAGACCATCCTGGGTATCTGCGAGAGTACATGGGCCTCTGGGTCCACGATAAGGACGCTCGGGCCTTCAAGATTGAGCCTCATCGGGACATTGTCCCCGTGTTCGACCCTTCGTCAGCCTGGGATTGGGACTACGTGATGGGCATCGATGTCGGGTACAACGACCCCTTCGCCTTCGTCGTCCTCGCCCAAAGCCAGGTCTTAGGGCAGGCATTCGTCGTTGACAGCTACGAGGAGAGCGGGATTACCACGATGGAGGCCCTGGTCATTGCGGAGCGCTTCAGCAACGAATATCCCATCACTCGGATTGCGCTTGATACAGGGGGAGCGGGGAAGTTGGTGAGTGAGGACTGGAAGAAGATGAGCACGCTTCCGATCGAAGCCGCCAAGAAAACCCACAAAGCGTCCCAGGTCAGCGTAATTAATGGTGACTTTCGCGCAGGCAAACTTAAGGTCTGTCGAGACATGAACATCAAGCTCATTAGCGATTTGATGGTACTCGAATGGGACAAAGAACAGACAGAGCGAGATCGCTGGGTCTACCGGCGCGGCTTCGCAGACCATTTGGCCGACGCGCTGCAGTACGCCTACAACCTTTGTTTTCACCACACCTACGACCCCATGATCGACGACCGCGTCGCCACGGGAACCCACGAGTGGTACGACCGAAAAGAGAGAGCCATGGAAGACCGACAGGTCTACGACATGCGGGAGAAGATGACCCAGTCGGGTGATATTTTCGACCTGCTCGAACGGTAGGCTTGTGAGAGGCAGCCTTTTGGGTACATACTCCCCCCGATGGCTGATTTTGACTTCGCGAGTGGACACTTCGCGCCAACGGACATCTATTGGTGGCTTTACAAAGACAAGCGAAAAGCACTCGAAGCGCTCAACGCTGACTTCAAGCTCCTCACGGACGACAACCAGCGACTCTCCGCCTACGAAACCTACGCGAGCCTCTATAGCAATCGCCGCGTAGACCCTGGAGCCCCGCTCCTTGCTTCGTATGAAGCCAAGTGGGCCATCGACCGGGGCAAATACACCCGCTGTCCATACAACCTGATGAAGCAGGTCATCGACGAGGTGTCCTCACGCATCATCAAGACCCATCCCCGTGCTCAGTTCATCACCCATGGGGGTGACATCAAGATGCAGCGCCAAGCGGAGATGATGGAGCGGTGGAACGACTCCCAGGTGTACAAGTTGCACCAGAGCGAGAAGTTCGAGTCCGTGATTCTGGATGCGTGTCGGTATGGCATGGGTGCGCTGAAACTGACTCCTGCGTACCGGGAGAACAGGATTGATGCCCAGCGAGTATACGCGGGCAATCTCTTCGTTGACCTCCAGGAGACCATTTTCGATCAACCCACTCGCCTACACCATCGTCGATACGTACCGAAGAACGCGCTCAAGCTCTTCTTCCCCAAGAAGGGAACAGAGATAGACCGCGCAAGCTCCGTCTCCGACCACGAACGCTACATCAGTTACTACGGCCACTACTCTCAGGGCACCCAAGACATGGTGGAGCTGATTGAGAGCTGGCACCTGCCATCCTTTGAGGGCGCAGACGATGGGCGTCGATACCTGTGGTGCAACAACACGTTGCTTCAGAGCGAGCCATATGTACGTCGTCACTTCCCGTTCGCGTTCTTTACGTGGAAGGTCGATCCCCACAACACATTCTACGGCACCGGTCTCGGAGAAGACCTCCTCGGTGTCCATATCGATGCCAATGTCACACTCAACCGGGTGAATACGGCCATCGAGTTCGCCTCGGTGCCTCACTGGGTCTATCGCAAGGGCAGTGTTACAGAAACAGATATTAGTAACGCGCCAGGGTCGAAGATACCCTTCTCGGGAGACATTGCTCCGCAGTACGTCGTTCCAAACTCGGTTCCGAACGACTTGCTGACATACGTGCGAGAGCACGAAGCCAGGGCCTATAAGATTGCAGGTCTTACCTCTGCGTCGGCGTTTGGTGAGGGAATGCCCTCTGGCCTTGAGACGGGGCGTGCTGTGGAGAACTACTTCAACGTAGAGAGCGTCCCCTTCGCGACTCAACTCAGGAAGTTTGAGTACTTCATCGAGGATGTGGCGAACGCCAACGTCGCAGCAGGCCGTCAAATCTACGAAGCCGACAAGAAGTTCTCTATCGTGGTCCCAGGAGAGAGCAAAACCATCGAAGTCCTGAAGTGGAAAGAGGTGGCCCTCGATCCGCGAGAAGACTCTTACGTCATTCGCGCCGCTCCTGCGTCCGCGTTGAGTGAGTTGCCTGCTGCACGCATTGGAGAGGTGGAGCGTCTTGCGATGATGTTCCCGTCCATGAGTGAGAAGGCGAAGGCCGCGATGCTTCAGTTCGTGGACATTGAGAATCACGAAGATCTGTTCACGGCTCAGGTTGAGAATGGCAAGGCCATGATCGACGAAGCCATCCGCAACGGTGTGTACACGCCGCCTTCACCGTTCATGGACCTTCAGCAGTTCATCATTGACGGGAACCAGGCCGAACAGCGTGCAGAGCGCATGAAGGTGCCGGAGCAGAACCTATCGACGCTACGCCGGATGATTCGGCGCGCCAATGAGTTGCGGCAACGTCAGCAGCTCGCGAGTCAGATGCAGGCCGCTGGTGCGATCACGCCTGCAGCCGTTCCCAATGACGGGTCCGGACAACCGGCTACTGCGGCTCAACCACAGCAGCCACCCCAAGCGAACCAACCGACAGGATAAGCGATGAACGATCAAATGCCCGCAGAGATGATTCCCACAGTAGCGAACCCAGGGAACACGTTCGAGCCACAAGCAGAGCCAGAACCCGCTCCCATTTCCCCCAATACCGTGGTCTCCAAGCCACAGGTCGAGACGCCCGCCCCAGACAGCTCCATCTTGGGCAACAAGCTCGACAAGATGCTGTCCCGTGAAGAGAGCATCGACCAGCGTCGAACGCAGGAACAAGAGTACGAAAGTATGCAGGAAGAGCTGCGCATCCTTCGCACGATGCAAGGGCCAGACTTCCAGAAGCGTTACAACGAGGTCAGCAAGCGCGTTGAAACCGCCGACGATGACCAGAGCAGTCTGATGAAGAGTCTCCAGGCTGAACTCAACCAAATGAGGGAGTCGCAAGATGCGCTCCAGACCCAACTGCAGCAGAAGGAACAAGAGTCCGAACTCATGGAAGCCTCACAAGAGGTGAGTGCATGGGTTGAGGGCAATCAGGAACATTTTCCACTCATCAACAAGATTGGTCAGCAACAGTTGGTCTTTCAAAAGATGTGGAACACGAAGCAGCAGACGGGTCACATGATAAGCGAGACGCAAGCGGCACGCGATGTAGAGACAGAGTTGGCGGGCATTGTAGAACGGTGCGCACCACTTCTTGGATACCAGAAAAGCGAACAGACATCAGAACGCGACGATACGATCAGCACAACAACATCCGGAATGACGCATTCAGAGCCGCTCGACAGGGACAAGATGACTGACGAGCAGTATTTGAGCGCGTTGATTCGGCAACATCAAGGATAAGGTAAACAAATGGCAGCTCCGAGTACAGAAGTTGGCTTCGACCTATTAGGCGAAGCTGCACCGCTAATGAAGCGGTATTACGACGATCGGCGCGTGTACCAGATGGCCTTCAAGAATCGTCCGTTGTTCGCATGGATTCCAAAGAAGACAGGTGTGACGGGAGGTTCGCCATTCGGCTCTGCGTATGGTGGCTATCAGGTACCGATTACGATCGATGACATCGCAGGTGAATCTGCGACTTTCTCTAGCGCGGTTACTGCGCGTGATGGCGACAGCCATCGTGTGTGGCAGCTCAATCGAATCAAGCGGTACGCAACCGCGACGATTGATTGGGAGACCGTCCGTGCGATGAAGAATGACATGGGTGCGTTTATGACGGCTATCACGCCGCGCATTGACAGCGCCATCAACCAGTTGTCCAACACTCTCGCGATGGGTCTTTACCATCCTGACGGTAGTGGGCATCGAGGCCAGGTTGCATCTGTTGCGAGCAACACGGCAACGCTGACTGCTGCGACTGCGCATCTTGCTCGGACGTGGAGTCTTCGTCGAACGATGATCGCGGACACGGTTGTTTCGGGTGGCACTGTCCACACTGGATCGACCAAGGTCACGGGAATCGATTTGACGGCTGGCACTGTTACTTTCGAGGACATTGCGCAGATCAACACCGCGACAGGCTTGGCGGCAGATGACTACATCTTCCCGCTTGGCGACTACACGGCCAGTGGTGAGACCAGCAAGTTCATGGATGGTCTTGGCACATGGGGTCCTGTTCCTAGTGGGATCACAACCGGCGACGACCACAAGGGTGTGGACCGCTCGGTTTGGAAGGAGCGTCTTTTGATGCTTCACGCCACGGTAGCGCTTCAGAGCACTCCTGGTGATGGTTCGTTTGTTCGTGGCATCCGTCAGGCTGCTGCCAAGATCCAAGCCAACGAGGGGTCGCCCGATGCTCTCTTCGTTCATCCTGATCGATGGGCGCAGATTGAATCTGACCTTGCCTCACAGTCGCGTTACGAAATGATGATGGGTTCCGATGGCCGCACGGGCTTCGACTCCATCGTCATCAATGCAGGTGGCGGTAAAATCAACGTGGTCGCAGACCCGTGGTGCCCGCCCAACACCGGGTACTTCCTTCAGCGTAATACCTGGGAGTTGTTCTCGATCGACCGTGTCCCGGACTTCGTGTCGGATGATGGCAATCGCCTTCACCGGCTCGAAAATGCAGATGAGGTTGAGTTCCGTCTTGGCGGATACTTCAACACCGTTTGCAGAGCCCCTGGCCACAACATGGTCGTGAACTTCGCAACATCGTAAGTGAGTTTGCCTCGGGGGTCTGGGCCATCCCCAGCCCCCGGGGTGCCTCTTAACAGGGAGTGGCGATGAATAAGACTTTGCTACAGCTTCGAGAAGGAAGCCGAGCACGGGCTGATATGATCTACGACTCGGACGCCATCAACGACGAAGAGGTGAATGCCTACGTCAATGAGGCGTACCATGAGTTGTTTGATTTGATCACGGCTGCCGATGACGCGAGGCAGTTCACGGTCAATGCCACTATCCCTCCACAAGTGGGAGATTACTCGTTCCGTCTGCCTTATGATTTCTACCGTGTCGTCTCGGTGCATGTGCGTCGAGGTGAACAGTACGTGGCCGCCCTCCCTGCAGACCCGTCAAGGTACGCAGAGTTGGCGGACAACGCCCGCAATAATGTGGGGCAACCATTATATTTCATCAGATGGAACATCAATACGGGTGAGCGATTCGTCTTTGTCTTTCCGGCTCCTACTCCGGAGACATTGGCGATTACCTACTGGCCTCAACCGAGGGAGCTGTCTCTTGACACAGACAGCTTGGACAATCCGGCATCATGGCTTGAGTACACCATGGTTTCGGCTGCAGTACGGATGCTGAACAAAGTAGAGCGCGATGCGACCGCACTACTTCTAGCGAGAAAACGGCTTGAGAAGCGAATCAGAGAAGCCGTTTACGCATCTGACTTCAATAGTCCACGGATGATACGGGACATCGCACATCGATACGGCTTTGGTGGCGGCACTGGGGGAGGCTACTCCCGGTGGTAGACACTAAACCCTGTCTCTTATACACATCTCCGAGCCCACGAGACCGTACTAGATCTCGTATGCCGTCTTCTGCTTGAAAAAA